TTTGAACACGTTCAATTTCTTCATCTACTTCACGCTCAATTTGTTTACTTATTCGTAAATCTATCTGTCTCTTATTTTTAAAATATTCTTTTTGGCAACGGCGCATTTCTACCACTTTGTCGAAAAATTCTTTTGGAGTCATAGATTTAAAAGGTATGGAAAAGGCCGCTTTAATGCGGCCTCCCCAGTGTGATTACTTTTTTCCAATCAGAAAGTCTTTCCACAATTCTTTGAATTGTTCTCCGAAGTAAATTGCGATTTCACTTGATTTTACAGCAAGGCGAGAGCCGACAGACGCAAGCGAGTGCGACCAATCGTGATTCGAGGACGCATAAGCGAGGCCGCAATTCGCACCGTTATTCGCATTACCGCCCCAAAGAACCAGCCGATTACGATCCTCTTCGTCCATTTCATCAATTTCTTTTTGATTATAAAGATAAAACCACGGCGTATAACGGTATTCATCTTTAGTAAATCGTGGAAAATCAGGATCGTTGTTTAACGCACGAGCAATAGTGCATAGTTTGATGTAGGCGAGGTGTGCAATATCAGCTACTTCTTCTTTGTGTCCGTCTTCATCTTCAACAAGTAGGCGAACAATGGGTTTTACACCTACTGCTTCACAAGCATCTTCGTAAGTTTTGATATTGTGATAGTCCGTATAATCCGGCTTCTGCTTTCCGAATAAGGCTGTTAGAATACTAATTGCTTTAGGACAGTCGTTTGCTTCACTAAAAGCGGCTGTTACCTTTTCTTGTGTGATTTTAAGTTCTGACATAATGTAAATTATTTATTGTTAATACTATATCCGAATAATGCAAAATCTCCCCGGCACGGATCATCCGGGAAAATTGTTTTCATGTAATTGGTTACTTGTTGAACCATTTTCCAGTCCTCTGTTTTGCGTGTTGTTATCCCAAGCTGGTGTGCCATTTTTGCAACATGTGCATCCAATGGTATGTATAATTCTGTCGGGTGAATAATATTCCAAATACCTAAATCCACCGGCGATTTTCGTACTACCCACCGTAGAAACAGACAAATACGCTTGCATGGAGAATCACGCTCCAATTTTGGAATACCTTTTACGCCACCAAAATCTGTTTGTATTTCACGGATAACATTGTTGTAACCCTCATAAAATACTTCCAAATCATCCCATTCCTGATATATGTTGTACAACCGCTGGCAAATGCAGAAGAAGTCATGGTAGGTGAACATACGGTAGAAGGTATTTGTATTTTCTTTGTATTGTTCCCATACTTTGTTCATAATGAAGGCGTAAGGAGAATTACCCATTAGATTATCCAAAATTTCCGCTTGCTGCATTATCAGTTTGCGATTCCCGAAAGCTATCCATGAAGTAAGAAAGGCACTGATTTCTATGTCCTTTTTATCATTGTACTTATGTGGAAAAAATATAGGATCATCTTTTATAAAATCAGGTGTTTCAAATTGTTTCGCCCAGTCAAGTAGTTTGTCTCTTAGTTCTTCCATAATATTCTTCTTTCCATTTTTTGAAAGCGGCTTCTTTATCATTTGATTTCATTCTTTGCATGAATGATTGATGGGATTCCAGTAGTTCTTTGGCCTCTTCATCTCCATTTTCCGATCTTTCAGTTAGATGTTTGATATATTCTCCATAGAACATTCCAGTGTTGTCATTATTTTGTTCATGGGCTTCATTAATTGAAAGAGAAGAAACAATTTCATCACGCTGTGCATCGTATTCATTTAACCAGCCGAGAATGATATTACCGTCCAGTCTATCGTAAATCTTACCGGAAGCCATAGCATTACGGAAACACAATTTGATTTCCTCCAATTTTAGATAATAGAATCTGTCTATTATTAGATCAGCGGTAAGTGCCACTTGAACATCATTCATCGTTTTTCCAACATTGAAAAAAGACACAAGCTCGTTAATCGCAATTACCAGTATAGCTCTTGCACCAGCCAATGTGATTTCTCTTTTTATAACGGAGAGTGGTAGATTAGGAGTATTGAGAACAGCTTCTTTAATCGAACTTACGTGCAATCCCTTGTAATACTCCGCTTGCAAGGTCAGCAAGTCTTTCAACGCTTTCTTTTCGGTTGCCGGGAGATTGCTGTTGACTTGAATTAAGTTGTTTCCCATACTTGTTAAAATCATTATTAGACCATCTGACTAAACGTTTGGAAACTTCAAATGTACGTTCCTTCTCAAAGCGCATTTTCCGTCCTCCGCATTCAGTCCAATACTCGAAAAAGTCCTTCAACATATCATCAGGATATTTCCCTCTATACATGAGGACTTCACTTCTGAATTTGTCTTTCCTTGCAGAAAGAGAATCCTTATTCATATTCATCTTATGGCCTAATCCGGCCATGAATGCTTGTTCCAATGTTGCATCAGGATGATCCCGACACCACTGGGTTGCTAATTCTTCTGATTTCATTTGATTTATAATTTAGATAACCAATATTTCCATATTCGTGAGGCTACGTGCGCCATCATAACGGGTGGTACACTCATTCCACAGATATAATGTGGGGATTGGTTGAGGAAATGATAATCTTGTGGAAATGTGGATATATTACATACTTCTGACCGTGATAAATATATAGGCTGCTTAAAAGGAATAATTGAGTCTGCATGAGTTGTTAGGGTGTAGCTTACTTTGTTCTCATATAGATATTGTTGATTAAAAAAGCCTCGTTTTCCAGTTTGTTTCTTATAGGCCTCTGCCAAAGCAATATCTCCTGCCACTCTCTGCTCAAATAACTTTCTCATTTTTACACCAATAGGCTTTCCCTTGTAATCCGCATATTCCCCATAATATATTTCCGATTCATTAAATTCCATGTCGATGTATGGCTCAACATTGAAGAGGTCTGAAACTTTTAGGAAATGGACTCCCAAATCATGCCTGATACATATAAAGAATACACGTTCTCTTTTTTGAGGTACTCCCATTTTAGAAGCATCAAGAAGAAAATGCTGACAATAATAACCAGCTTCCTCAAAGTCTTTGTATATACGTCTGACATAATCAATCGCATTCCCTAAAAGAAGTCCTTTCACATTTTCAGCAATAACGACTTTAGGTTTTAAGCGTTTGGCAAGTGCAATAAAATCAAAAAAGAGCGTGTCTAAAACTTGTGTCTTTTGACCTTCCTTGAATTTCTTTTCTTTACCCCACGCATCTTCACGTAATCCCGACATGCTAAATGTACTGCAAGGTGGTGATCCGTCCAATATATCTAAATGGTACAGTTCCTCGGGAAGATTATTCCTTTTCACTAAATCACGAATATCTTCCAAATAACTATACTGGGGATGATGGTTTGTTTCATAGCATTTCATCATTCGTGGATCAATCTCATTACAGCCAATAACATCGTAACCTGCTATTTTGTAACCCATAGTAGAGCCACCGCCACATGCAAAACAAGAAAATACCTTTCCTTTATCTTTAGTAAAAACAGCATCTTCTAAAGACCAGCGATAAGGATAGAGATGTTGTGTATGGGGGGGGTAATTACATCTTTCATCATTCCACCTCCCATAATTCAGCTACTCTTTTGAACTCTTCATCAGCCGGAACCGGGCAATCTTTGATCCATTGCATATCTTTTACTTTCCATAACGAAAGGTCTGTGTTGTCAGGAATATGCTTTTTAATATCAGGAAAAAGATTGAGCCGAAGAGATTTACTTTCCATAAGTTCATCTTTGTAATCCAACAAAAAATTATTGGCCTCCAATAAACTATGAATATCATTAACAGAATGTGGAGTGTAAACAACTCCATCGAAGTATCTGATATAATTGGGGAGCATATCAGCCAGTGCCGTATATAGAAATAATTTTCCTTTATTGCCATAGGCCAATTTTTGAACGGTTTTGATACTTTCAGCCAAATTTGCCAGTTTTTCAGGAAACAAAAGTGGTTCTCCACCAGTTATCATGATCTCTTTGTAATTAAAGTGCTCAACAACTGGTAATTTTGAAAAATCCCATGAGTTGTTGCAACACATAGGACATTTGTTCGGACATTTGGTTGTAACCAATAGACGTAACTTTTCCATTTATAATGATATTGTTTGGGTGTATTTCAATTCTCCGGTATATCCACGTGCTTTCAATTCTGCGATAAGTTCCCGTGGAGAAAATTTTGCCAATTCAGGATTGGAATATATTTTCTTCAAATTCCCCCCCCCCGGAGTTTTCTTACGGTTTCTGGCATAAACATTACCGCACTCTTTACAATATGTCTGCAATCCATCTTCGGTTGAAGCATTTTTCCAAAACTCACTGACCGGAAGTTCCCGGCCACATTTGCTACATTTTTTTAATTTTTCCATTATTCCTTTTCTTTAATTCTACCATATTCACATATTAGTAAGGCATCCGAAGTTGCCAATGTAACTTTTGCATACGGGAACAGCTGTTGGGCTTTCTTCTTTAAGATGTTTTTCCATTCTGTCTTACCCAATTTGTCTGTATTTCGTAATCCTATAGTTTTTTGCCAAGTTTGTGGAGATACTGTTACTGTCGGAATCCCACAAGCTATCAATCCCATAGTCAGCTGTCCGTAACCTTCTCCAAAAACAAAAGAGGCAGAAGCACTTTGTCCGGTCATGCCATTCACTCGTTCCAAATAACAAACGCTATTTTCTTTGTATATGGAGAGAAAATCTAATAAGTCTTTGGGAGTTGGTGGCATTTTGATACACTCCAATAATTTGTTATTCTCGGTGTCGTACACTACAATTCCACCGTTTTTGCCAACATCTATACCTATGATCCTTCGTTTCATAAATTATACTTTTTGTTTACAAATCTTTTGAGCTTAACTATATCTTTCTTTCCAAGTCTTAGTGCTTCACTGGTCTTGATGTCAGAAGGTGATGCTTTACAATTTTCGGTTATCCTTTCAAAATGTCGGATAAAGGATTTTAAGAAATAGTCGGGAATTTCAACTTTCATAATGATTGATTTATGAGAATAAGCCCGGACTCGAACCGGGAACTGTTGCAATCAGGATTTTCGTTTCTGCTTCCGTTTGTACGTATGTCAAGTGTTAATAGCATGATTACCTGACTCGTGATGCTATTCGTGCATTTTTACCACAGAAACTAAGCGTCTTCCAATTCCGCCACTTATTCGTTTGCCTCCACAATAGAGGCATTCTTATATGAACCAAAAGACTCTTTGTAGTATCTACCGCCGTGGAGCGTATGCAGCGTACTCGGCTCGACTTGCAAAGAGAAGAAAAAAGGTGAGGCATGATAGTTCCCGGATAGGCGGTCAAGTCACACCGGGAGAAGCTGATTATTAATCGGGTTAATAATTATTATTTTAGGAATTTAGCAAAAGTCTTGATTGAGCCTTCATTATTACTTTTTAAAGAGGCCAATTCTGTATTTTTAGAAGTTAGTGTAGAAATAACAGATTTATTCTTTTCGATTTCTGCATCAATATCACTATTAAGTGTTTCCAAATCGGCTTTTGCTTGTGCAAATTGAGACAATATCGTATCTCTTCTTTGTTGAAATGTCAGCATATTATTTTGTCATTTTTAAAAATTCAGGAGCAATGCCATATAGAGGTGTCTTCCCGTCCCACTTGTCTATAAATTGTTTATATAAAATCTCACGGGTGAGTCCACGGGACGCAATTAAAGCTTGTTCTGTTTTTAGTTGCTCCAGTTCGTTTTGCTTCTTTTGTTCTTCAATCTTCTGATCAAGTACCGAAATATTAGTGTTTACCTCGTTACGGCTATCTATTTTATCGCGGACAGCTCTTGAAAATTCCAATTGTGCGGAGAAGGTCAACAACTGCAATCCCCGTTTCTCAAATTCTTTATCAACGATCTGTTCCAGTCTCTTTTCAAATACCAATGAACCACCGTCAGCCATCAGACTGTCTGTTTTATGTTTGCGACTTTCTTCTTTGATAAGATCATATATACGTGGCTCCAAAATATTATCTTCTAATGATTGCATAAAGCCATCTTTTCCCGATGGGGTGTCAGCCTTATCAATATGCTTGTTATCAAATACAATATCAATAGCCCTGTTTTTCATTACTTTATAAGAGTAAGTTGGCCGGGCTGTAAACTCTGTATTGTCGGCTGCTTTTAGTGTGACTGGATCAGAAAATTCTCCACGCTGATCGAATAGCGGAACTTGAAAAAGCTCTGTGCCTAATTCCCATGTAGATACCTTACCGGCAACGATTTTAAAATCTTCTTTCCCTTGTTTGCCGTAGTTCTCCATAAGGACACCGGCATAATTGGGAGCAACTCTTTCGCATGAAGCAAACAAAACAACGGCAAATAGTGCCACAATCAAAAAATCAATCTTTCTTTTCATTTTCTACTTTTTTTTAATGATATTATAAACTATAAATGCTACTGTCAGCATAATTATTGAAATTCCCAACCGCGCATTTATGTGATTGAATACGCGGTTGCCAATGAAGAAAGCCGATACGACAAGTACCGGCTTCCAGTATTTCTTTACAGTCTTCATTGTTATTGTTCGATAATGGCAATATCCGGTGCCAATTTACGGATCAACAATAATTGCTCGTCAATGGCCTTGTTGCGTTCCTCTTCCACTATCACTTCTGCACCAGGGGAGCAAAGGGACAATCGAATATTACGCCCGTCCACATCTGCAATGATTTCCACTTCAATCTCTTCTGCAGGGCGACCTTTGAAAATCGGGACAATAAGATTGAATGAGGCCGGAAGATTGGAGTTGACAACTTGGCTGTAATTGTCAGTGCGACTACCGTTGTCTTGTCGGGAGTTTTCCACTTTTGAGTCAATGCTGGCTTTGAAGTTCTTCAAGACTGTTACCAGTTCCATGTTGTATTGTGCATCCTTGAAGAAGGCACGATTCATTTTGAAGAACTTTGAAAGCTGCACCGGTTCCCATGTCTTGCTTGTGTTAATACCAAATTCAAGAAACTTGGGATAGTATTTCAACTCACCTCTTACAGTAGCTTTATTCCTACTGTCAGTTTCATTGGTGACAAGTTTAAGTGTCATTTTCTCCCGATCAACAAGAATATAGCAACGTTTCTGATTGATCTGTTCTTTTTCAGAGATTCTTTTCAAGAGAAATTCATGAACACTTCCAATTGTTCCGGCTAATTCTACCTTATCAGGCTCCAGTACCGGTAACTCATTTTCTTCGTGAAGTTCAATAACTCTAAGGGTTGCTTCGGTCACACCCGGAGCAAAGTTCACTTGCATCTTTTCGTTTTCCATGTTGTTCTACAAATTTTTAGTTCTGTTTTTAAATGATTTGGCTGGTTTGAAGTGTGGAGTATAATGCTCCGCTATGACAATAGTCTCGTTTTTGTGTATGTTACGAGCAACTTTTCGTTTATAGTGTTTGGGTGACAGTGTACCAAAACCTCTGATATAAAGAGTTCTTCCATTAGCTACTGCATCCACGGTTTCCTTCAATGCTGCTTCTATAACTGTTCGGACTTCGCAAATAGCAATACCGGTTGATTCGGCTACTTGCTTGATAAGTTCTTCTTTTCTCATGGCTTATCCCTCCGTACCAGTAGATTCAATGTCCTCGAAGACCGTTTTTTGCATCTCTTGTGCCTCCATCGGACGTTCTTTAACCAAATCGCCATTACCATTGTAATATCCGGTGGTACGGGT